GGTGTCAGTTCTTCTTCTCCCTACGCCTACGACTACGACGAAACCGAGGAACTCACCGACGCAATCTATGACGCCATGGCTGGCTACGATGGCTGGCTCATTGACCTGATGGCCGAGTCGGTGTACCCCGAAGACCCTGAGCAGGCGAAACGATTTATCAATAAGAAGAAGTTGCGTGACCCCAGTGTGCTGACCGAGGCATTGGAGTTAACGCACCAGTTGGACGCTGGCACTGCGCTGGCGACTTTGTTTGACCTTGTTTATAAGGAGTATGCGTGATGAGTGAAACAATCCAAATGACCGGCTACGCCAAGAAGCAAGCCGCTACTGCCAATCAACATTTCTTTGCCGCAAGCGTGCAAGACTGGTGCTTGTCCACGCCTGAGCGTGACTTGCGTGAGGTGATGAAGATCATGGATGGGTTTGGGCATGGGTATAACCTGTACCTCGTGCCCCTGCCCCACGATGCCGCCTATGACATCAACTTCTTCCAGCCCCAAGTCGAGGGTGCGAAGTGGTTGGGGTTCTTTGATGTGAAGAAGAAAGGAAAACGCAAATGAGTGAACAACAAGAAGCCGACGAACTGCGCCGACTGTATGAGGTGAATCAAGAACTGTTGGCGGCGTTGCAGACTATTTTGAACATCTCGCTCATGGACAGCGGGCACTGGGCAAAGACCATCGAAGCCGAAGCCCACGCCGCCATCACAAAAGCACAAGGAGAAAACAAATGAATGAAGACGGAGTACCCATTTGGTTTAAAGTAGCGATGTTTCTTGGTGCGGTCATAGTACTTGCCCTTGATCTATTCGTGTGGCGTCCGTGATATATTGTCCAACGCTTGACATCCTAGCGGGTGTCAGGCATCATCTTAAAAAAGGAGAAAGCAAATGAGAAAACCTGAAACTACCCTCGAAGCCGTTGACCAAGTACACACCCTGCTATCTGCGGCGGCAGATGACCTGACACGATACCTTGATGCGCCTGAAGATCACTTCGCGCCAGAGTATTTTGAATCTGTGAAGGATGCTGTGCTCGATGCACACATGCTTGTGTCGTGGCTCAAAGACCAAATCAAAGGAGGCATGCAATGAAACGACTGAAAGCAGTGACGATGGAACACCGAGAGCAGACCGAGTACCGCCCTACGGGTATCCTCGACCCCAACTTCAAGTACGCGCCCGCCGCCGCTACGGATGTGACGCAGACATGGCGTAGGTTTGGTTGGAAACCCATCGAGCGCAAGGACATGCACTATGCGCCAACACCCCAAGAAAAAAGGTAAGAAGGAGTACGCCATGCCTGACATGAAGACCGCCCTGAGCGCAGTGCTCAACGAGTGGGCACAAGATGAACAACCACAACCCAAGGAGAAAACAACAATGCCTACAAACTATGTCAAGACCCCTGACAACAAGGTGCGTTTTGCGCCTACCAACAATGTGAGTCGCGAGACATTTAATGTTGTCTTGAAAAACCCGGGCATCACAAGAGCAAAAGTAACGGACGCCTTATGCAAACAGGGGTTCAATAAAGCCTCTGTATCCTCGCTTGTTGGGCAATACATTCGGTGTAAATATTTCAGTCAGACAGATGAGGGGAAACTGTATTGCTTGCTCAAAGAGTACAAATCACTGCCCTCTACCAAGGCGCAAATGGCAATGGTGAGGAGGGAGGTTAAACCTGTGAAGGCTAAGGCCGTGGAGAAGTCGGCTGGCATCGCCGCGCTCAAGGTCGATGCTAAGGTAGTGGTGAAGAAGGCGTTTGACCCTGCCGAGTTGGTCAACAATCTGTCAGTCGTACAGGCTCGTGAGTTGTATGACATGCTGAAGAAAATATTTGGAGGTTGAGATGAGAAACGATTTAACTGGGGACTTTGATAGAGACTTCGTTCAAAACCTGTGGGACAAGGCCAAAGAGCGCGAGCGTGAGATGCGCGAAGACGCCATGGACTGCTTCGATACTGGCGCAGATGATGGGGACGACGATGAGTAAGTTAGAGGTGGCCAAGATTGATCGCTTCGGCCCAGCGTACACACTCAAGTCAGTCATCAACATCGTTGGCCAAGAGATTGAGAGCGAGACAGGAACATACTTTTCAAGAGGAGCAAAGACAATGAGCAACGACATGCAACACGCAACGAAAACACTGACCGAGGCAGAGCGCATGCTCTCCACGGCAATCGACAAATACAACGCCCAGACAGCGGCGGTGTCTGCCGCCGCCAAGAAATGCTCAGGTGATGTGCGCAAAGCCGCCGACGACCTTGCATCAGGGCTTGCCAAGGTCGAGAAGACCGCCAACTTCAGCAACCTTGAACGCTATGTCAACCTGTTGGAACGCGCCGCCACCGCCATGCAGACGTTGGCAGAACTGGAGAAGGCAGGGAAACTGGACAAGATCGCTGGGGCGTTGAAATGAGCGAAGATGAAATTATCCAAATGGCCGTGGAGTGCGGCATCATTCCTTGGACTAAGCACGAGTACATCGGCAATAAAAGGTTTACCGCAACAGACGATGGCCTTGATGGGGACGCCGCCTCATTGGTGCAGTTTTTTCAAATGGCCGTTGCCCATGAGCGTGAGGCGTGTGCCCAGAGGCTAGACGCTGTTGGCTGCGATCACTGCGCCACGAACATTCGAGCAAGGGGGAACAAATGACCAAAGAAGACAAACCAAGGCTAACCGTCATACCATCGTCTGATCAAAAGGCAATGGGGATTGACTTGATGAATGACATACGCGATCTGGTGAACTCTCCAAAGTATGACCACATGACTGTTGCCACCGTAATTGGTGTGCTTGAGATGACCAAGTTGCATTATTGGAACGTAAACCTATGACAAGTCCATTTGACTGGAAAGGCAAGCCAAGTGTGTTTGCCAAAGACAAGGAATTCAAGCCGCTAAAGAACGGCAAGACCAGATCACAGACCTCAAGCGAAGGGTTGCAGAAGGTCTATGACAAGGGCATCAACTCAGCCACAGTGCTGATCAGCGACAAGACCGAGGGCGGTATGTCAGAGGCATTTAAACGCATACACAGGAGAGAGAAATGAAATACGGAGACTTTCAAGACTGGGTGGAAAAGAACTGCATGTACGAAACCTTCTACAAAGATTCGGAGGGGCGCATCATTCTGGTCATCACGGAGTTGGATGCGTGGGTGATGTGCAACAGGTTTGCCAAAGAAACAGGAGAAAGAAATGAAGTTTGAAACAATTGGTTTGTGCGAACTGAAGTTCAGGGTTGATGTAGCAATCAACCACAAGTTTGAGACGGACAGGTTAGAGACAATCCGTCTGGCTATTGAGAAAGCCATAAACGACAACGCCAATCACAGCATGGTGATGGGTGAGTCCATGATTGAATTGTTGGAGGAGAAGAAATGAGCACAAACACAGGTGGGCCAGCGTTTCCACAACCGAACAACCCCGCCCGAGGCATGACCCTGCGTGATTGGTTCGCTGGTCAAGCGATGCCAGAGTTGATCGGCTTTGGAAGTCCAGAAAATGGTGCCAAAGTGGCTTACGAATGGGCAGACGCAATGCTGAAAGCGAGGGAACAATGACACAGGAAAAGAAAGAACTCAAGATTGAGTTTGCCGAGGGTTGCTTTGACAACTTTGATGGCACTCAGGAAGAACTGCAAGAGATGATTGCCCAAATCCGACAGATGGTGGCAGACGGGACGCTGGAAGAAAATTCCAAGCCTGTTGACCCCGAGGATGAGGAGTTCATCAAGTTCATGGAAAACCAAATGAAGCCACGGCAATGAGCACACCACAAGAATACTGGGACGCCTGTCTGATCAAGACATGGCGCAAGCACGGGACACTGCAAGACGCACTCAGTTTGTTCCTGTCTATAACCGGCCAGAGGGCTACCGAAAGCGGGGTGTTACGGCTACCAGACAAAGGCATTCCTTGGGGTGTGCATGTGCGTGTCTTTGTTGCGCAGCACCTGCCAAAAATAAGCGACTGGTTGTGGGACAAGCCGCCCGAAAAAGATGTGGCGTTGCTCAAGAAACTGTCCGTGTCCAAGTACGACACACTGAAGACGGCATTCAAGAGCAGTGCAGACAAAGAGTTGGCTAACGAGATGCGGCGTTTGAAAACAAACCGCAAACGCATGGGTATGAGAACGCTTGAGTACAACAACCGTGGGCAAGCAACAGACTGGGGCGTGAACAAAGGCGCACAGAGTAAAACTGGTGGACGCACAAGAAGATTGGGGTGACATGGATGCCAAAGACAACAGGGATGCCCTGCCCATTGTGCAAAGCGACGAGCGATGTGGTGATGACACGGATGATCGACGGGCACTATATCAGGACGAGGGAGTGCTTCAACACGCACATCTTCAAGACCAAGGAAGTGGTGCTGACCGAGCCAAGACCAAAGCGGTCACGATTCGATGGGCAGACTGGAACCCATTCCAAAGGGTGACAGGCCGTGCCTTACAACAACTCAACAAACGCCAGCGCAAACAAAAAGCGCTGGATGACGCACCGGAGGCTTTGCTATGAGAGCAGATGAATTGCAAGTAAGCGGAACCCATTACAAGGAGATGCCCATCCAGCCGTGGCATGTGATGGAGGCAGTGTTAACCCGAGAAGAATTCATTGGATTCTTGAAGGGCAATGTGATCAAATATTCCCTTCGTGCCGGGCGCAAGGACGGTACTGACGATGCGGGTAAAGCCCGTCACTACATGCAAAAGTTGAAGGAAGTTCAAGATGGCGGCAACACCGGAGGTGAAGGTTAAGAAGATGATCAAGAAGATGCTCGATGACGCTGGCGCGTACTATGCCATGCCCATCGGCACAGGCTACGGCAACTCTGGCGTGCCTGACTTTTTGATCTGCTCGGGTGGGCGGTTCATTGCGGTCGAAGCCAAGGCAGGCAACAACAAACCAACGGCTTTGCAAGAGAGCCACTTGCAAAAGATTCGAGCCAAAGGCGGCATCGCTTTGGTCATCCGCGAAACAAACATGCACGAACTCAAGGAGGTGCTGGCATGGACGAAGTAAGTATTAAAGAAATGGAACAAGAGATTGAGCGCAGGGTCGAGGCAATGTCCGACAACCAGCGTGAGCATTTGCGCTCCCTCATCTATGAGTTTGTCAGGTGCTACGACAAGGACAGCAACGACTGCGCCGTGGTCATCCTCGGTACTGGGTCGAGCATCGACAACATCATCACAATGAACTGCGACAGCATGGAAGCGTCAGGTCTGATGCTGGCGGCAAATGATTTTTTCGGATACCTAAACACAAAAGACGCACCACCGAAGGAAATGTTTAACTAAAAGGAGAAAGCAAATGGCAAAACTACCATACACATACACAATCTGCCCGCCCGGGCCGGAACCGAAACAACCCACGGCAAGTTGCCCAGAGATGGGTTTGTTGTTGAGAAACAGCCCTGACGGGGACTTGACCATCAAGAACCGAGGCGAAGCATGGCAGTCATGGCGCAACAACTTACAAGCCGAGCCGTTTGAGGATGCACTGCGCCGTCTAATTGCCGAAGCAAGAGCCAAGTGGGACAAGCCATGAGCGGCTGGCAAATACGGGAAGACAATCACGGAGTGCCACATGTTGTGCCTGTTGACGATTTGCGAGAACACGAACCGGCTGACTGCTGGTGTAACCCAACGATTGACGATGAAATCGTCATCCATCATGCCCTTGATGAACGAGAAAAGTTTGAAAAAGGAGAAAGAAAACCATCATGACAAAACCATATGAACGCATACTGGCCGTTGATTTTGAAACTCGCTGGTCGATGAAAGACTACACGCTGTCGAAGATGACAACTGAGGAGTACATCCGTGATTCTCGATTCAAAGCATTTGGGTGTTGCACCCACGAGTATGGAAGTGATGACCCGATCCTGTGGATTGGAGAACGCGACCTACCTGAATACTTTGCTTCAATCGACTGGTCAACCACCGCAGTGCTTGCCCACAACGCACAGTTCGATGTTTCAATACTATCGTGGCGGTACGGAGTTACCCCCGCGTTCATCTTCGACTCGCTATCAATGGCACGCGCTTTACGAGGCGTGGAGGCTGGCAATAGTCTCGCCAAACTTGCGGCAGATTTTGGTCTTCCCGCCAAAGGGCAAGCCGTACATTCGACAGACGGTCTGTCCGAGTTGGACGAGGTCGTGGAATCTGAACTGGCCGAGTATTGCAAACACGACGTATATCTATGCGAGCGGGTTTTTGAACGACTGGTCAGCGGATACCCCCCGTCGGAGTTGCGCCTCATCGACATGACCTTGAAGATGTACACGCAGGCGTGTCTGGAGTTGGATCAGGAAATGCTGATTGTTGCGTTGGATGATGAAAGGACAAAGCGAGATGGACTACTCAAACAGTTGGGCGTGGACGAGTCTTCGCTGGCGTCGAATCAACAGTTTGCAAACATACTTCAGAGCATGGGGGTTACTCCCCCTTACAAGACCAGCAAAACAACCGGTAAACAAACGCTGGCGCTTGCCAAAAATGATGCCCTTTTTCAAGCGTTACTCAACGGTGAGCGAGAAGATGTTGCCCTCCTTTGCGAGGCACGCCTTAAAGTTAAGTCAACAACCGAGCGCACACGCGCCCAACGGTTCCTTGACATTTCGGAACGTGGAGCACTTCCGGTTCCTCTTAGTTATTACGGCGCTCTCTCAGGACGATGGACAGCGGCCAAAGGGTCAGCCATCAACATGCAAAACCTCAAGCGCGGGTCATTCCTGCGCAAAGCAATTATGGCTCCCGATGGGCACCAACTCGTCGTTGGCGATCTATCGCAGATTGAGCCGCGAGTTCTCGCGTGGTTTGCAGATTACCAAGACCTCCTCGACATCTTCCGCTCTGGCGCTGACGCTTATGCCGCGTTCGGTGCGCAGATGTTCAACATCCCCGGCCTCACAAAAGACACCCACCCAGACCTTCGCCAGTCAGCCAAGTCGGCTTTGCTCGGGTGTGGCTACGGGTTGGGATGGGCGTCCTTTGCCGCCCAGTTGCTGGTGGGTTTCCTTGGCGCACCGCCGGTTCTTTATACAAAAGACTTTGCCAAGAAACTGGGCGTGACCTCCGACTACATCGACCGCTTCCTGTCGTGGGACGAGAATGTAAAGAAACTCGAAGCCATTCCCCACACCTGTACCGACCGGGAACTATTGATCCACGCTATCGCCGCCAAGAA